TCTTTTCCTTTACCAATATATTCTCTTGTGCATGAGTTAAGATCGTATCGTCTTCGGTTCTCATCAACGATGGCTGTTGCAATCATGGTATCCACGATCGTTCCATTAATTTCAGGAATTCCTAAGGTCATAATCCATGACATATCATACATAGCATTGTGAAAAATTTTAAGAGCGTTCGTTTTCATAACGTCTCTGAACCAGGACAGAACTCTATCTCTATCCATGTTTCCGCCACCTTGGTGAGCAATTGGATAATAACCGGACCAACCTTCTACCGCGATAGCAATACCCGTAACACAGCCATTACCTGTAATAGAGCCTGAGCCCATCTTAATAAGGTCTGGATCCTTTGTTTCCAAGTCAATGGAAATTTCAGTGTACTTAGATAAGTCCGGAAATTCTTCAGGTGGAACCCATTCCGTCTGAGGTTGCCATAGAGGTGGTTGAAGACTCATTGCTTCTCCTTCCAGGCTTTATAGCCTTCGACCCATTCTTTTTGTGTAGTCTCTGGTGGTTTAATCATTCCCCAAGAATTTTTAGGGGGATAGTCTTTTGGTTCCTCTTTAGTTTCAACTTCTTCTGGATAATCTCTTTCAATAATCATTTCACAGTAATGAATTGCTTTTAATAAATCTTGCTTACCATCTTTGAATGGATGTCTGCATACATATTTAATTACATTTCCTTCTGCAAATAACATTTTATTTTTGTGAACGAATTCACTCGGCTGAATTTTCATTTTCTTGTAGTGTTTTCCACCGATCTGCTTTTCCCATATGCTCATATTTTGTATCCTTTATAAATATCTCGAGGCCTTACGATATGTAAAGTCTCTTTAGTTCGTGTTGCTCCCACATAAAATAATCTTTCTTCGTCGTCAGGATTTCTGTCATATCCTTTCTGAGTATTCTCTGTAAGATCTGTCAATAAAACTACATTATCACATTCTCCTCCTTTTGCACCATGAATAGTGGATATATTTATTCTAGGATCTTGATTTAATTTTTCTCCATTATTTCTCATGGATCTTAAATATTCTACTCGTCTTGATCCAGCACCATCCAACGCTTCATACCAAACTGCATTAGTGCTTAGGCCATAATCTTTACGGAGTTGGTCTATGCCATAGAAAGCTTCTTTAGCCATACCTTGAATTTTAACTTTATCTAAATTTCTAGGACTCATATAACTAAAGATGTGTGATAACTTTTTATATTCTAATAAAGAACCTTTACGTAAATTTTCCCAGTCAGCAACCGCTCTATATAATTCTGCTTCATAGTTCTTTCCTTTTCTACTTCTGTAATACAAACCATCTTTATATAAAACTTCTTCGATAGCCCTATGTTGAAAATTTGTTCTTGTTAAGATTAACCAATTTCCTTGTTTTAAATTGATTTGATCAAAACTATCATACCATTTAACGTCTCCTTCTCTTTGAGAAGGCAACCAATTCTTGTTGATTCTATTCGAAATTCTGTTTACAATATTGGCCGCTAATTTGTGAACTTTTGCAGGTACTCTAAATGATTGAATTAATTGATTTATTTTACCATCTAATGCAATAAAACTATCAACATCTGCACCGGCCCATCTAAAAATAGCCTGATCATCATCACCAGCTACAAAAGAATCTTGAGTATTTAACCAAATATTTTTAGCCATATCCCATTGAACTCGGGATAGATCCTGAGCTTCATCAATAAACGTTGCTTGAAAGTTAGGACATTTATCACTCTTAATAAAATTTGAGATCATGTCATGAAAATCTATTAGATTATATTCTTTTTTATAAATTCTTAATTCATTATCTAGGATAATTAATTTTTCTCTTGAGACTTCTTTAGTGTGTTCCCCTAAATCATATTGTTGTTCAACAGTAATTTGTTTATGCTTAGCTTTATCTATAATATTAAGTTCTTCACTATTAGAAGAAAAGAATCCATGATTATCATCCGTATCCCATGCTGGTACTGATAAAGGAAGTTTTAACTTTTCTCCTAGATCTTTGTAGTGATGGGGCTGCATGACATTTTCTTTTTTAATTCCTAGTTTTCTAAAAGCTAATGAATGTAAAGTTCTAAAATAAGGGAGATCATCTTCTGTTAGATTAAATTTCTTCATGGCTCTATCTCGTGCTTCGTAGGCAGCTTTCTGGGTAAAAGCAAAGTAGCCAATCTTATCGGGATCTGTTTCTTTTAAATAATCTTCAACTTTGTTTAATAAAGTTCTAGTCTTTCCTGTGCCTGGTGGTCCTAATACAATCGTTGTCATTAGAAAGAATCTTTCTCCTTATAGGTTGGTGATTTAAATTCTGTTTTCTTTATATCAAATTTTTTAACACACATAACTCTCGTACTTTTTCCTCCAATATCCAATACTTTAATTTTTGCATCGAACCATTCTTTCATCCACGCTGATGTCTTTTGATAATCATGAGACCATCTTCGTCTTTGTAAATGATCATGAAAGAAATGTCTAAATTTAAAATGATGAGATTCTTCATCACTCCAAACATTTCCTCTTTCGATATCTTCTTTTCTTTTAGTTTGTCTTCTGTCGCTACAATAGTCTTCTAAATGTTCTAGCAATTGATCTTCTGTTTTCATTCCTTCAGGAGCTTCTATAATTTCTCTTCCAGCTAGTAATCCATTTACTAAAGCTTTCCAATCTTTAGTCTTCATTGTTGGGGGTAGTATCCCTACGCCGGCTATACATGCTTCTTCAAACAGAGAAGGTTGTCTTAAATGTTTAGGACTATCTAACTTTAATCTTTTACCATCCACGTTTAAATAATAATATGGGTTTTCTAGTTTAATTTCTTGAAGATCACTTAGCTCAGGGAAGGTAGGAGCATTACCAATTCCATGTTTACGAGTTCTACATAAAGCTTTGTCACAATGACTACACATAGGTTCGTCTTTACATTTATATCCCCAGTCTTTTTTCTCATGTTGTTTCTTTACTATATCAATTTCTGCTTGGTCTAATTCTCCTGTCATATAATTCTCATGAAACCAGGAGACTTTTTCTTTCCAATTCTTCCATTTCTTTTTTGCAAATACTGCAAAATGAAACAAGGCGGCATTTCTCCCCCCTTCTGATATTTTTTCAGCCGCCAATGTTTCAATACATGGAGGACCATCAGAAAATTCTGATTGAGGTCTCTCCACTTTTATACGACTGACATCCGAAGATGAAGATTCGTTTGCCAGCACATAAAACTCTTCTAATGTAGCAGCTTTCCCCTCTTGTGTGAAAGCATAACGGGTTGTTTTATCTCCTTGGAAGTAAGGTAAGTTTAAAAAATTACCTGTGTCTTCCTCTGACTTTAATTCTATTTGTTTTGGAAAAACTTCTGCGTTCGCAAATCCTAGTACTGCTCTAATCTCCAGCAGTTTATCTCTCATTATTTTAGCTTCTACAAATTTTCTAGAAAATAAAAAAATGTGAGCACCTCCACTTTTTGATCTGCATACGACCAATGGAAGTTTAAATAATTTAATTTTGTTTAATAATTTTATATGATCAAATCCTGCGTAGCTATCTACATCGATACACCCCCATATACAGGTGTTGTCATCCCTAATAGGTACTATACCTAGTGTAGGTTCAATTCCTTTTAAATGATTTTGATAATGTTCTAAGGTGACGGGTTCTCTCTTAATGAAAGATTTCCCTTTCAATTTCTCACCATTCGTGGGTTGCGTGTTTATGTAGGTACAACCATAAGCCCTCTTTAAACCATTAAATATCTCAGCAAACTTCATCCTTTTCCTTTTGTACGGGGCGAGTTAAGTCTCCCGCTCTCGCCCCATTTTAGTTGATCAGCAACTAATCGTTAATAAGGTGTGTTCCCTTTTGGTTCGGAATCACTTGTATGTTTGGCTTTGATAGTTCCCTTTGAAATATTCGCAGAGAAACTCTTAGCCTGCTCATACATTGCTCTTTCTTGGATAGGACCAACTTTAGATACATCCCAACCAAACCATGTTCCTTTATCGTTGGACTGTTGAACAGTCGTCAACTTATAAACATGACTATATGTTGGTGGAGTAAATAAGCCGTTCTTTCCTTGAAGCTTAATGCCCATCATCATTGTATTCCATTTACGGCTAGTCTTTAATTGAGTAGCTTTCATGGTAATCAATGCGGTGCAGGGATTTTCGCCTAACATCAGTACGAAGTGACTCGCTGTATTCTCAAGATAATTACCATTCGGTAATCTATCTTTATTCATGTTGTCTCTCTTTGCAGAGCTTACAACATCTGAATTTGCAGCGTGGACTCCAACTGGTGCGCCCATTGATTCTCCTCTATCCTTCCATTCCACATACTCTCTTTTATAAAAGCATGGAATTACTTGGATACCTTTTGCTCCGTCATGAAGTTCATTCGTAACGGTGTTTAGGATCATACCAGGTTCTGCCCCCTTTATATGTTTAGCATGTCTCGTATTAACTTCTGGAGACAGCTGTCCTAGAACTTTCAAAAACGGAAGTGCAAGATCATCTTGCGACATCGTCTGAAAGCCAGCGTTCGCATCACCTTCAAATAATCCAGTAGATGGAACACCTGCGTTTTCGCGTTTCGCGATACTTTGTTCTTTGTTCATTGTTATTGTTTCCTTGTTAGTTTGGTTCGGTTTCCTACGAACACGTTAAAAGTATCCATGGGCAAATCGAGACCTTTCTCGAGACGCTCACGGACCATTGCTTTGAGAGTCATTGGTTCGACCTTCAACTTTTGTGTCGGTTCGAACCCGTGACTCTTCGCAAGGTTAGCATAATCTACCGCCTTGTTATCTTCGTTACGTCCAAAGGAAACGGTGACATCATTTTTAATGATATCCCCTAGGCCTTGTTCACGAAGCCATTTATATGCCGCTTCTCTGTTCTTCACAGAAATGCTAGCACTATAGAAAGGTTTTACGTCAACTGATGATCCATCAGCTAACTTCAATGATGATAATCCCATTTCACTTAACATCGTTGGAATTACATCTTGAGAAATTCTGTCTACTTCTTTTTGTTTTTCTTTAAGAGCTTCTTCTTCTCTTTTCATTTCATCTTCTAAAGTTCTTAACTTAAGAACTTCATCAGATAAAGATCTAATCTCTTTTGTACGAGTTAGAACTTCTTCCTGGTCTTTTTCAAAATCTATTTTACTCATCTATTTCTCCTCTTTCATATAAGTTTATTTCAATAGGATAATATTTTCTTTCTTGTTTATCCCACTTAAGTAATTTGTACTTACCACCTGTTATATCAGAAACTATAGAACATGCAACCCCTATTATTGCAGGATCTCCAGTTAATAATAAATAATCTTGTTTATTAAAAGTTTTTAGTCCTTTTCTTAATTTAAATATTAAAGGACCTGGTGAAAAAATAATTTGTGATAGCTCTGGTAGTAAAAATTTAAAGCTGCCATATTCTGCTGCGCCTAATATATTAATTTTAGGACGACCATCTCTAGTTCCGGCAATCTCTTGAATAACATAAACTACAGGAGTACGAGTAGCTTTTACTATGTCCCCTATTAATTCTTGTGCTGCATTTATTTTTTCGTCTTTCATTGTTGACAACATACCATACAATAATGTATAACACAACACTAGAAAGTAGATATGAAATATAAATTTAAGACTGAGCCATATCAGCATCAATTGGATGCACTTGAAACGTCGTGGAATAGGGAAACTTATGCCTACTTCATGGAAATGGGAACGGGTAAAACCAAAGTTCTCATCGACAATATGTCTATGCTTTATGATAAAGGTAAGATTGATGGTGCCTTAATTGTGGCACCGAAAGGTGTAATTGGGACCTGGTTTAAGCAGGAAATACCTGCACATTTAGTAGATCATGTCGAAAAAAAGGCAATATTGTGGCAAGCTCTTATTAATAAAACTCAAAAAGCCAAGCTAGATTCTTTGTTTACAGTAGACGAAGACCTTCACATTTTGATCATGAATGTAGAAGCTTTTAGTACAGAAAAAGGAGTTCAATTTGCACAGAAGTTTTTGCTTTCGCACAAAACTTTAATGGCTATTGATGAAAGTACTACGATTAAAAATCCGAAAGCTAAAAGAACTAAAAACATTTTAAGACTTTCTAAACAAGCTAAATATAGAAGAATACTTACGGGATCCCCTGTGACAAAGAATCCATTAGATTTATATAGCCAATGTGAATTTTTAGATCCTTATTTATTAGACTTTCAATCTTATTATGCTTTTAGAAATAGATATGCTGAAATGCGAACCGCTAATTTTTATGGGCGGTCAGTACAGATTGTGGCAAAATTTAGACATCTTGAAGAGTTAGCTGGAAAACTTAAACCTTTTTCGTTTAGAGTTTTAAAAGAAGATTGTTTAGATCTTCCGGAAAAAACTTTTATGAAAAGAGAAATTGAATTAACCAAAGAACAAAAAGAAGTATATAAGCAAATGAAAAAGATGGCTTTAGCTTTCTTTGGAGGTAAAGCTGTCACGACTGCTACTGCTTTAACTCAAATCATGAGACTACAACAAATTACTTGTGGTCATTTTACTGCTGATGATGGATCCATACAGAATATAAAGAATAACCGCTTAAGTGAGTTAATGAGTATTTTAGATGAAATTGAAGGAAAAGCTGTGATATGGGCTCACTATCAACATGATGTTAAAAATATAATCAAAGAAATTCAAAAGGTCCACGGTCCGGGTTCCGTTGTTGATTATTATGGGTTAACGCCTAAAGATATAAGACAAAATAATATAGAAAAGTTTCAAGGTGATGACAGAGTGAAATATTTTGTAGGCACTCCAGCTACGGGTGGTTACGGAATCACGCTTACCGCTGCGTCGACCATGATTTATTATTCCAACGGTAATTCTATCAT